GACGCACTCACAACAAAAAAACCAAACGCCAGATACCACTACCTAGCCCCCACCTACCGAATGGCATCAAACATAGCCACAGACTACCTCCTCCAATTTTCAGAAAAAATACCCGGCTTCACCTTCAACAAGACCAACCTAACCGCCAGCTACCCAAACGGCAGCCGAATAAGCCTGCTATCAGGAGAAGACGAGTCCAAAATCCGGGGCATCTACAGCGACGGCATCTGCATAGACGAATGCGGCCTCATGTCGGAAACCGTCTTCCCGGAAGTTATCAGACCCGCCCTGTCTGACCGCAACGGCCTTAACGGCGAGAAGACCTATGCGATTTTCATCGGCACGCCGATGGGCCACAACGTGTTTTACGACTACTATATGAAAGCCAAGGACGATCCTGAGTGGCACAGTGCCATGTATAAGGCGTCAGAGACGGGCATCCTGCCGGACGAGGAGCTACGAGCGGCAAAGAACACCATGCCCCCTGACGCTTATAATCAGGAATTTGAGTGTTCATTTGAGGCCAATGTACCGGGGGCAATATTCAGTAAGGAAATGCAGCTTCTGGATGAGAATGACCAGATCGGTAACATTCCGTATGACCCGACGCACAAGGTTGAAACGTTCTGGGATTTAGGCATTAACGACAATACGTCAATTTTGTTCGCCCAGGTATTTTCCGGCGGCAGGTCAATTCACATAATCGACCATCTGAGCATGAGCGGAGAGGGTCTGCCGTTTTACGCCAAGGTTTTGGACGAGAAGGGCTACCATTATAAAGCGCATCATGCGCCACACGATATTAACGTGACGGAATTAGGAACGGGAAAAACACGTCAGGAGACGGCCTTGAGTCTGGGCATCAATTTCACCCGTGCGCCCAAGTTACCCCTTGAGGAGAGCTTAAACGCCGTCAAGGTGACGCTGCCGCGTGTCTGGATAGACCGGCAGAAATGCAACGGCTTGATTGAGGCGTTGCGTTTTCATCACAGGGTTTACGACCCGAAAAACAGGATATTCAAGAGTACGCCGCGTCACGATTGGTCAAGCCATGACGTTGCGGCCATGCGTACACTGGCAACCTCGATCCGTCAGGCGGCACCGCCGATAGAGAGTAATTACAGCCGCCG